TAGTTTGCCCTATTCGCTTCAAGCTCTCATTTCCTGTACTCTGTCCTAACTTTTCAAACTCTTGTCCTAATTGAGCAAATTCGCCTGTAATAGCTTGAGCAGAGGAAATCATACCATTAAATGATTCCTGCCATTCAGCAGTGTTGGGCTTGGATTTGAATAAATTTTTGATGCTTGTACCAAGTTTACCAAAGGCAATATCACTACGTTCTGCTACATCCTTAACTTGTTCTAATTGCTGGCGGAGGTTTGTTATAAACTCTACATTTGCATTGTCGCTCATATTGAGAGTGCTTGCTAAGGCGTCAATCTCGGCTTCAGCATCTGTAATGGTTTGGCGTATCTCCTTGACGGTCTTTTTACGTAGATTGTCAAACAGCTTCGCAATGGCTGTACCTTCTTTCTTGTAGAGTATATCCAATTTCTTAAGCTCACGAGCTTTTTCGTCTTGGGCTTTCTTCACTTGTGGAGCATCTGCACCTAATTTAGCTTGTAAAGCGGTAATATCAGCATTATATTTCTCCTCAATAGCTTTACGCTGGTCTGTATAGTTTTGATACTTTTCTAACAATCCATCAAACAACTTTTGTTCCTGTTGAGTCTTAAGGACATTATTTTGCTCATTAGCTATCATTTCATTCTCATTGATTGCATTAAGACGAGCATTATAAGTCTCATTACTCATTAATCCTTTGCTATTGGCTCGTTCTTTTTCTAAAGCAATACGAGCATCCTCTCCCCCTCTACGAATAGCTTCAGCTTTTTCATCGTAGAAATAGTGAATAAGAGCTAATTCCTTATCATAGCCTTCTTGCAAAGCATCTACTCCTTTCTTTTGCTCTGCTAATTCATTGTCAATAGCAATTCTTTGAGTCTGTAGCAAGTGTGCTTCTTGGTCAAAACTTTGTTCCTTTTTAGAGGTTGCAGGGGCTTTTTTGTTTAAACTTGTTTTGTGTTTCTCTAATGTTTTCTTTGCGTTTTCTAATTTTTCTTCAGCATCTTTAATAGCTTTTGCAAATTCTTCTTCTGAACGCTCACCTATTCCTCCGTTCTTTATATTATCCAAAGCCTTCTCTGCGTCCTTAACAGCTTGTGTATATTTCTTAGTAAGGTCTTTATACTCATATTTTTTTTCGTGTAACCTATCCAATTGAGCCTGTAATGTCTTTGATTGTGCTTGTAGTTCCTCTTCATTGAAAGCAAACCAATCACCTCCAAAATTCACCCCGTGTGAAGCCCATTTGTTACCTGCTTTCTTTTGCTTTTGCAAGTCAGCAATGAGTTTCTGCCTATGCTCTAATTCTTTCTTTACCTGGTCATCTGATAGGTTCTTAAGATTTGATGCCCAAGAAGCTACAGCATCCCCCTTAACATCGTTCTTTGCGACTTTCTCTTTTTCAACAAAATATTGATAAATTTCTCTAAAATCCAACATAGGATTATAACGCCAATACTTACCAAAAGCTTTTGATATATCTTTATCAAGGTCTGAGTTTTTCACTATAGCATCAAAACCTCCTTTTATTTCTCCTTTACCTATCTTTAATAAAGTATCTGCATTATTCTTATACCTCTGCTGGCTATTTTTTCGAGACTCCTTCCCTTTTTCCTCATCTATTTTAGCTATCTCCTTTTTAAGTTTGAGTATATCAGCAAGTTTTAAAGTCTCAATGTCATATTTTTCAAATATTTTTGGATATTCCTTTTGCAAAGCTATAAGAGCCTTTTGCCTGTCTGTATCCGCTAATGCTTGATTATTAACACTTTCTATAAGCTCATCAATACGTTGTTTATGAGCTTTTTCATTATCTATGATTTGTTCTTTCTCCTTATTATAATCTTCTTGTGCTTTTTGGGCTAAATTAGTGTTATCCTTTAGAGTCCAAAGGGCTACACCTAACCCCACTACAGCAGTAGCTACCAATACATAAGGATTAGCAAGCATAGTAGCATTAAGAAGTTTTTGAGCCTTTTCTAACAACAAAAGCCCTCTATATTGTGCGAGTTGAGCAATCGTCCAGCCATTAGTAAGTTGAGTATTCAGAGCAATAAGAGCATTATGTACAATTATTGCCGTCTTATAAGTCCCATAAGTAACAATAAGCCCAGCTATAATTTTGCCTAATGTTTGATAGTTTTCTACCAAAAAAGACACTCCTTTTATTGCTTCTGAAACAATACCCTCACTTGATTTTCCTATCTCATTGAGCATTTGGTCAAAGTTGTCTTTGAGATTGGATATTTGACCTCCTAATGACTTACTTTGTTCTGCCATTAGATTAAAAAACAGTCCTCCCTCATCAGTCATATTCTTGATAACTGCTTGCACCTCAGGAAAGCCTATTTTGCCTGCGCTAACCATATCTTTGATTTCGGTTTCGCTCTTGCCTACGACCTTACTCAATTCGGCTATAATAGGAATACCTGCATTCATAAACTGATACAAATCATTAGCGAATAAACGCCCTTGCGCTTTTACCTGCCCATACACGTGAATGAGTTGTCCCATAGGAACACCTACCCCTGAAGCTACATCGCCCATACGACGGAGGGTTTCCGTTACTTCCTCCGCAGGCACTTGAAAGGCAAGTAATCGTTTCGCTCCTTCAGATACTTCTTCTAATCCGAAAGGAGTTTTAGATGCAAGGTCTGCCATTTGCGCCATTAAGGCATTAGCTTTCTCCTTGCTCTTTAACATCGTCCCAAAAGATATTTCAAGCTGTTGAAATTGCGAACGTACAGCTATCATTTGACTAATGAAGGATTGTGCCCCTTGTAGTGTAAAATAAGCGGTTGCACCTTTGAGAAGGTTTTGCCATACATCGGCTTGCTTTTTGCCCTCTTCAACGGCTTTATTTGTCATTTGCTCAAATTGCTTTTTGATAGCCTCAATATCTCTTTGTATCTGTGATTGGTCGGCTCTTACTTGGAATAATAAAGCTCCGTCATTGGTTTGCATACTATTTAGTTTTTTAAGTAATAATGCGAGATTATAGGTAAATCTCGCATTATTGGGTGAATTGTTTTATTCCTTTGAGAAAATCCCCATAATTGGTACGTTTTTCTGATTTCTGAGGTACTTTTTTAGTGTCTTTATCCTTGTCATAATCATAAGATGGAATAACAGCACTATAAAGCATTACATTTGCATAACTCATTTTTTTCAGTACATAATCAAAAGGAAGCCTGTACTGTTTAGCAAATGAACCTACAAGCCCCCAGATGCTGTCGTTTCGGTCTCCACTTCCTTCGTTGGCTTGGTTATCATCATTCCTTTGAGGGAAGTGGTAATGACAAAAAAAGTGCGTATATCTATTTGCCCTAACACTTTAAAAAAAACATCTGTTACTTCTGTAATAGGAGTTTTCATTAGTTTTTTAAAGAGGTTTTCACCTTTGGTTATGCTCTTTTTTCTTTTCCAAAACTGCCATTTAGGATAAGTTTCTACTTCGGTAAAATCATTACCTAATACAATTACTGATATAGCCCAAGCTATATTCTCATATTCTTCGGCGTTGTGTATAATTGAACCGAATATATTCCCCTCACTAATAGTGTCAGTGGGTATTTTACTGATGTACTTTGAAGCCCTTACAAGGGTAAAAATAGAGGGCGGAGCGACTTGATACGCTTCGCCCCCAATGGTTACTGTTGTAGGTTCTTCAAGTAGTGTTTGTGCTACTTTTTCCTCCATAGGTTATGCTACTTTTTCGATAGTGAAATAAGGTTTGCCTGCACCAGGACTAAGGATGGTGATTTCAAGATCAACTTCATACCCTGAATCGGTGCTGTATATAAATCCTCCACTGATAGAGCAGTAAGGAATTTCCAATTTTTCAGCTCCTGAATTTTTAGGAACAATAGCTACTGAGAATTTCTTAGTAGAAGAAAAAGAATTAACTGCAAGTTTATCCCCTGTCTCTGTTACATCCCAAATTTCAGAGAGTAGAGCCTTATTAAGGTTCTTAACTACAAGTTTAATCTTGTAGGTAGGTTCTCCTTTCATCTGGTCAATAACCTTCCCTCCAATAGCAGTCCACTTATATTCTTTTCCATCTTCTTTTTCGATGGAATAACCGCTATCGTCTTTTACAACCCCCAATGTTTTAAGAGGTGTCCCCATCGCTCCACCTGCACCAGCAGTAGCGAATTTAAATTCTATTTCTCCCCAAGCGGTGGCGTTGTTATCTGTATATGCCATAATATAAAAGATTAATTGTTAATGATTAATTGCTTACGGGTGCTACCCGTTAAATGTGTTATATCTAAATTTTACTTTTGCGTTGATGAAAAACTGCTTTATATCTGTGTCCTCAAAGGTTTGTATCATCTGATGAAGTTGTAACTTGTAATTGCGCAAGGCTGTCTTAGACTCCTCTATAATTGGCATTAAAGCCTGCTCAATAGCTTCACAACGTACAAAGTTTTTCCTATACTGATTATCGTTGTTCTTTACCATAGGGACAAAGATATTGATGTTAATTACCCCTGTTTGATACTGACCATCTAAGCCCGTAAGGAAAGAGATTACACAATCCTCTTTCTGTGAGTTCAAAGGACGTACTCCATTGCGGTAAGTTTGTCCATTGATAAGAGTATTTACTTTATCCTTAAAGTGCTTGTATATATCGGCTTCTACTTGCGATGCTGTTTTTTTCATTGCGATAATGCTTTTAAGAGTTTTGGAACTTCCTTTTCAGCTAATAATTCAGCTGATGAAAGTACATTGTAATTACGAGCTTCTACATAGCTTGCATACTTCATTCCTGCTACTACTACCAATACAAAACCACTTGGATATTGAGATATTACTTTATTGATAAACGTTTCACCCTCTTTTTGTCCATTACCTCCTGACTTTGTAAGCTGAAACCCTCCTTTTTCAATAGGTTTGCCATCTTGTAGTACTACATAACCTATTGAGGAACGAAGGTTGCCCGTTTGGTCTTGATAGCTTCCATTTGTCCGTGCTTCGTTGATACACTTTTCTCCTACAATACGAAGGATACGTATTACTTTTTGGTGATATTTTTCTATTTTCTCACGCAATATACGTTCTATATCATTCGAGTTAAATTGTGGTGTTATCATACGAATATACGGCAATGGAAATAATCTCTTGAAAATCGAATTACTTGCTTTTCGAGGCGAATATTCCCCTCTGTATCTACTACTTGCAAGGTTGTACCCGCTTCTATTTTAGGTGTATCTTTAGGAGCATAGATAGTAGCAGTACATTCAAATATTTGTCCGTCCACTTTGCTTATCTTTTGCCCTGCTCCTGCTATCTCATCACGGCAAATACCTATTTCTTTCCACTCGATAGGGTCAGTAGGATAGGTAGGTATGCCGTCCTCATTGATAGTAGGCTCTTGAGATGCTTTCACCTTTAATAGGTATGGGTATATTTTCATTTCCTTGCAGTATTTTAGAATAAGTGAGTAATATCTCTTACAGTGGCTTTTTCCTCTAATAAATTGACTCTACCTAACTGCTTACAAAGCAAATTGTAAAAGGCTGTAATAGCTGATTTGTCATAAGAAAAAGATAAACCACCCTCAGAAAAAGACACTGGGCGCAATAAGAGTTCAGGAATGAGATTGTAGAAAAACATTTTTGTCTTTCGTTCGTTCTCCTTATTGAACTCATCAGAAAGCCCCAAACCTACCCGTTGCATTTCTGCAATGAGTAGAGTTGTGGGGTATTCTACATTCCAGAGTTTAAGTTTTTCATCAATATACGCTTGCGCTGTCATTTTAGAACTTTGTTTTGATGATAAGTTTACGTTTACTATCGTTCAATACAGGAGTAGCAAAAGCCGTTGCTTTGGTAGATACTAATATAGGGTCTTGATGACCAAAAGTATTTACCAAAATGAAATTATCCTTAACAGATTTACTCATTACATCAGCAAAGTTCATTGTAAATTCAGGAGTAGTTGTGTATTGAGTAGTACCCAACAATGCTGAAGTAGAGAATAAAACGTTACCCTCTTCCCAACCATTAGCTACTGTTATCTCTCCATTTTTACCCTCCACACTTACATAAGACTCCCATACTTTGATAATAGGCAATCCTCGTTCAACAAGTTCAGCATTAAGTTGTTCCAAACGCACATCGGGCAAAATGGTAGTAGCGTTGATAGGAACACCCAACACAAAGGCACGTGTGTTTTTGTTCTTCAATACCTGATTAAGAGTCGCACGGCTCATAGTGATAGTGGTATAACTATACCCTTTGCCTTTGGCTTCCTCTTGGTATTTTTCGATTTCTTCTACTGGGTTTGCATCTGCATCAGCCCATTTCTTGATTGCATTTTGTGTTTTTACTTTGAAATCTACTGATACATTCACAACCCCTCCATTATTGTTAGTGGTAGTTTTATATTTACCAGTAGAAACAAGTTGCTTAGCCATCCACTCCATACGAGCATTGACCCCATCGATACAGAATTGAGGGTCTTCATATATCTTACGAATAAGCTGGGCTTTGATACCTGCATTCGTAGGATAAGTAGCTACTGAATTACGGAGTTGTTGAATAGTCAAAAGGTCTCTTTCATTCAAATCACGAGCGATTTCTATCTTTGGGATTTCCCCTTTGATGTTTTCTACAAAATCACGCCCTTTACGTGGTGCTTTTGAGCCAATCGCTACAATGTCCGCCATTATCTTAGCCCCATCAGCCCCCTCAATATTTGAATAAGAGAGGTTAGGATTGAACTCCAAAGGAAAATACTCACGATAACGTAAATCTCCTAATGGATAGGCTTGAATAATAGCATTCATATTAGCCTGAGAGAACTCAGGAATAATGTTGTTTGCATTAATATTCATATGCTTTTAATTTTTTAAAAGGTTATTAAATAAATGAGATACGAGGCAAAGCGGTACGTAGGAATGCCACGCCTGCCTTTTCTTTGTCGGGTAGCGCATCTTTACGTGCTGTTCCTGCCATTACTACCGCTACAAGTGGCATATCGTCAATGACTACATCGTGAGCGGTTAGCCCTAATGCTCCTGCGGTATTAGCTTGTGAAAGGTCTTCTTTTACAACCTTGAAAGAGCCTTCAGTATGAGGCATTACGAGCGTTCCTGCTGGAATAACGCCATCGGTAAAGCGTTCCTTAGCAGTGGTAGGGTCTATATGTACCCCGCCAGGATAGGTAGCGTCCAATTGGTCAAATACGACTATTTGGCGACCTGCTTTTTCTGAAATTTTAACTTCATTCATAAGTGTTTACTCTTTTTTTAAATTATTGTTAATATACGCTTGTACATCAGCGGATACTCCATTGTTATCTGTTCCTCCACCTAATACTGAACCTGATAGGTTGGAAAGCCCTGTATTAGCTTGAGTTTGCAAAAATGCTTGCTCATCGGCTTTTAGTTCGTTTACAAAGGCATTCATTTCTTCATCGTCTTTGAAAGTACGCCCTAAGTGGTGTTTGTAGAATGGTTCGGAAACCCCCTGCGTTTTGAGTTGGTTTATGAAACGTTCCTTAGCGGTTTGTTGTTGCTTCTCTTCTTGAAAGGCTTGAATAGCCTTACCTTGATTAATAACAGCTTCTAAAATGTTTTTTGCCCACTCTGGCATTTCATCAGGTTTAGGTTCTGTAGATGGAGCAGGCGGGTTTTGAGGATTTGGATTAGATTTAGCCCTCTCTTGTTCGAGTTCTTTCTCTAATTTCTTGCGAGCTTCCTCAGCTTTTGTAAGGCTTGTGCGCCCTTTGTCTGCTACTGATTGCAATAGCTTGACTTCTTCCTCAACTCCTTTAACGGCATTTTCGATTTCGCTTTCTTCTTTAACCGCATTTGCTAAACGAGTAGCAATTGCTTTTAAAATGTTTTCCTCTAACCCCAAGTGCGCATACTTGGTTTTGAGTGATTGTAATAATTTATCTACCATAGATGTACAATATTTAATATATGCAAAGGTACGCAAGGGCTTGATTATAAGTATTATATTAGTTTGTTTATTATTTGTTTATTATTTGTTTTTTTTTTGTTTATATTTTTATAAAAGAAAAAAGCCCTCGTAAATGAGGGCTTACTTTTTACCGAAACAACTTAAATCTCCATAAAAGCAAAGCTAATACACCAAGTAATAAAGCTCCTATTATAAGTGCAATAGGTATTGTTTTGACTTCTTTTTGCACTTCCTTTTTATGCTCTGTATAAATATTTTTAGTCTCGGATTTTTTACTTATCTTATTATCTATATAAAGAGTACTATCAGCCTGCTGTAGGCTCTTAGAATGGTTTTCTATGGTTTTAATTGTAACCTTTCCGCCCTGTACTCTTATAGTCTCGCTGTCTCCGTCTCGTGCACGATAATATACTACATCTTTAGCATTTCCCATACTATCCTTATCGCTTTCAAGGGTTATTTCGTACAATTGAGATTGCTGTATCTCAAAAGTGCTTACCTTTTGGGCTTTTTCTATGTGTGTAGTGCTGTCTTTTATCTCCTTCCTCTCGCTCTTTTGCTCTTCTTTCAGCTCGGTTTTGTTTATTTTTTTGCTCCTGCAAGAAGTAAGCAACATAAGGGCTAAGAGTAAATACAAAATCTTTTTCATACATAACTATTTTACTTTTTCAATTTCTTTAATGAGTTCTTTGAGGCTATTTGCATAATTTGGAGCAGTGGCATAACCTGCCTTTGCTACTTCCTCAGCAAACTTGTAAGGGTCTGCTTTGACCTCCAACGCCTTTGCGTATCGCTTGTTCCTGAAGAAAAAATTAGCGTGGTCAGTGAAACTCTCTTCAGGAGTATCGTATTTCATAAACCAATCTTTAACTTCATACTTGAATTTGCCATCTGTACGTTTGGTGATACTAATCACTTGAGGAAATCTATGTTTTTCGTTTGGAGAAGAAAGCACCTCTGTAGTTCTTAGGAGTTGCTTTTTTTCTTTTGGTGTGTTTTTAGTGGCTTTTACTCCAAAAAACATATTACCTGGCACGCTCTTACCCCAACCGCTCTCTAAACCTGACTGAGCAAGGATAAAGAGATGAGAAATACCCGTCTTTCGTTCTGTATCCAATGCGTAGAGCTTGTAGGTTTTGATAAAATTAAGCTGTGTTTGGTTCATCGTCTTCTGTTTTAGGTTCACTTGTTTTTGTTCCGTTGATTTCATCAAAGAAATCTTTTAATTTACCTTCTCGTTCATAGTTATAGAGGGCTTTCATTACGAATTGAGGGGGGTATTTGCCCCTTGTAAGCACAAATACATTCTTTACGATCTTGCTCACGGGGTAGAATAACGTCATTAGGTGTACAGACATCTTGAACATTTTCCCTATTTCTGATTCATCAAGTGGAATGCTAAGTATAGCTAACGATATATAGGAAACAGAAATCACAAATATCATCATCGTATTTCCCACGAGAAAATCTTTTATATCGAACGTCCCCGTTTTGAAGTGATACACTCCGCCTACTAACGCATTGAGAAATAAGGCAAAGCAAATCCCTGCAAAGAAAAATTCGTTATTTCCTCTCCATGTTGAGAAGTACGAGTATAACATCAATAAAGGAATACTCTTGAAAAACGCAATGAAGAAGTAATACACTCTATCTCTAAGATGTATTTTTTCATCAAAGTAAAAAAGTAGTACTATAGGAGTTGCCCATATAGCAATTTTCATTTTAGCTTTTAAAAACCATTGTAAAATTTTATTCATAGATTTAGAATTAATTATTTAATTATTGTCCCCAAAACCACCACATACCCCTTACTTTGAGGTAGTCGAGGTTGCTTTGGTTCTTGTAGGCTTCCCTTTCAAAGATGATATTTCGGTAAGCCTTATCCCAATTACGATAACGTAAATACTTGATAACAAAATCAAGGAAATACCAAATATAGAAAAAGAGTACCAGTAGTTCCTTTTGTTGTCGCAAATGAATACGTTCGTGATTGATAAGTTCTTTATCGTACTTATCACTATCGTTACGAACGAAGATGAAAGGATATAGGGTGATTGCCCTATACCCTTTTGGCACGAGAAACCTATTCTTCCGTATCATTGGATTTTGGTTTTTCGGTATTTTCTCCTTTGAGAATAGAAGTACAAGTTTCGTGAATGTGCTTTATCAAATCAATATCCGATGGTTGGAAATTGTTGTTTTGTATATTGAAATCGTGCTTGGTTACTGTTCCTTGTAAATAGGAATAGCTTCCTTGTGTTTCAATGTTTTTCTGTACAGAGAAAGCCACTGCTTGCGGGTTTTGGTCTTTCTCAAATTCATAAGAGTACATTACATTTGCTCCTTGTACTTCTTCTTGTGCGGTGATACGCGTTGTTTTCTGAATGATTTGCATGATATATAAAATTTTAGATTTTTTAGTTTATATTTATTTTATCTTATTTTTTTAATTATTAACATAATTTATTTTTTCGGAACGATACATAATATGATAATCCCCTCTATGATAACGAAGTTTTACAATATTTCCTTTTGTCATTTCAAAATGTCCTTCTAAACTTCTAAATCTTTCACCATTTTCATTACTTAAAATATATCCTTCATGAACGCCTTGTATTTTTACTCTTTTATGTCCTACACCCCAAGCCATTATAATGGTAATTTCAAAAGAAAAACTTAAACTATCCCTAGAAATATTTTCTACTCCTAATTTATTGAGAATTTCATTAATAATTGTAGTACTTGGTAACCGAACAGTATTCATATCACTTGGTACATCTGTAAAAATAAATGTATTAGTAACACCTAACCATCGCTCTATTATATTAGTATATGCTAATCCACTATAGACATAATCAAATTTAGCACTTGCACCAAAATTGAATGTATCCCCATAAATAAATTGTGCTCGATCATTTAAGTATTTAAAAGTGACATCTAATTCTTCATTTGGATATGGTGGAACGAGTATTGTTTGACCTGTAAAATATTCTATATTATATCTTTTGTCATATTCTGATTTTTTAACAGCTTCTTTTTCTATTTTAAACATAGCTGAATTAACTCCAAAAATACTTCCTGCAATCGAACCAAAAGAAGCTTTAACTTTTTTAGAGTCATCTCGATAAAGTACTCCTGAACCACTAAAAAAAACGCCACCATCTACCTTGTTTTTTTTTCTATCCCAATTACTTGAATACAAACCACCTGATAAAGTTAAATCTCCTATTTGTCCCGTTTTAGCATCAATATTCCCTGAAATATGAGCATTTTTAGCGTACATTGTTCCGTCTTGTAGCACTCTAAAAGGGGCTTTGTTTCTATCTACATAATTACTACCTGCCCATAAGCGTACATCGTTATTAGCATATCCTACACCTGTAACACCCGCTTGAACACCTAAACTATTCCCAAGTATCATAGTGCCAGTTGCCATAGCATTCCCTACTGTGTAAGTATCGCTTAAGAAGTTGGTTTTATTTACCAATTCTGAAACATTTGTATCTGTTTTTTGTCGATTTTGTGTTTCAGCTTCTATAAGAGCATTAGCGTTGTTGATAGCGGTTGTAAGGTCTGTTTGAATGTTAACCACTTTGTTTTCAATATCTTCAGGGGCGGGAGACCAGTCGGTGGGTTTATTACCTTTTTCTAACTTTATCCATTCTATCGTACTTTCAGCAGAAACAGTACTATAATAAGTCCAAATAGAAAGTATCATTTTATCACCATTTCTATATCCTTTATAATTAAATGTATTCTGATAAATACCTTTTCCTCTGTCATATAAAGCACATTGTTCTACATTTCCCAATTGGTCATATAAAGCAAAAGCGATTTTACCAGTCCCTAATTGCCCTTTGATGGTAATAGTAAGTAATTCACCTACTTTTAACTCTTCTGTTAATCGGTATGTTGCTATATTATAATAGCTATTGGTTATTCTTTGCTTGCTGTTATATAATAAATTTCTTCCTCCAACATTCAAATCATTTACTTTTTGTTCAGCAAATGTTTTAGCTTCTTGGAGTTTTTGTTGGAGTTTTTGTATTTGTCTTTGCTCTGCTTCTGTAATTTTTCCGTCTGCCGTTGCAATAGCTTGTGCTTTGGTGAGTTCTGATTGTGCTCGTGCGTATGCTTCGGTAGCAGTTTTTGCTGTTGTAATCTGAGATTCTAAATCACCAGGAGCAGGAGTCCATTCAGTAAAACGATTTCCTTTTTCAAGTTTTATCCATTCTATCGTACTTTCAGTAGTAATAGATGAATTATAAGTCCAAATCCAAAGTGTTTTATTATCCGCTGTTCTACCATTAATAAATTTTCTCCAGTTAAATGTGTTTTGATAAATGCCATTACCTTTGTCAAATAGTTGAGATAACTCAAGAAAATCACCACTATTATAAGCTGCAAAAACTGTCTTTCCAACTCCTAATTTTCCTTTAATAGTTAAGGTTACAGTCTCTCCTTCATTAATATTTTCTGTTAATTCATATATAGCAATATTATAGTTATTATTAGTGATTCTTTTACCACTATTTTTTAATAAATTCCTTCCACCAACCTGAATATTGTTGATACTTGACTTTAGCCTACTCTCTAATGAAAGCAAATCGGGATTTACAAGTTGTTTTATCTCGGTTTTGTTGCCGTCTGTTATTTTAAGATTTGCTTTGATTTCTATATGGTCATCAAAGAGGTGAATATACTGCTCTCCATTTCCTGATGTTATCTTATCGGTTTTGATTTGTCCACCAGTGATTTCTGTAAATCCATTAAGTTTTGCGATACCACGTTCACTTTCGTATTCTGAATTAACAGTGGCGTATAGGAAATGATAAAAGCCCGTTTCTTGTTCTATATCTATTTTGTTTTCGGATAGGATAAACTCGCCCGTTTCGGTGGTTTTGGAGGCTTTGATATAGAGGTAGTAGGTTTTGGCTTTATCGTCCAAACGCCCTGATACGAAAGTGGGGATATACCAATATTTATAGCTATTAACGTCACGATTGGGGTTTATATCGGTAGTGCCAAGGGTGAAATGTTTGAGCCAGCCACTACCTGCATTGATTTGCTTGGTGTTTTTATCGAAATAGAGTGTGTGAGGGGTTTTTACTGGGTTTGTTTTTGAGACTACAAAATCGAACTGGGTAGACTTGTTGCCTATAAGAGCCATCATAGTTTGTACGGTGGCGGGGACGATACTTTTGGTATATTCAGGAAAGGCGGCTTCTATCTGTTTAATAGTTTCTTGGGCATCTCGCCAGCTTCTTTTGGTTAGTGATTGTGTGCGCTTGTTGAGTTCTCCAAAATATACCTCTTGGTTTTTGAGTTTGCGTATTTCAGCAGCAAAAGAATGCCCTTGTACTTTGTTAGATAGCTCTATTTGTGGGCTGTAAGGGTTATTTACATACTCTTTTAGCCCTACGATGCGAATGGGTACGGGGGTACGCTGAAACTCGGTATCTGAAAAGTTGATGTAAGCACCCATTTTCAAGAGACCTCCTACATTTGCCCAATTCTTTTTAGCCCATATTCCGTCTAAGTCTCCAGTGAATGTAAATAAGTCTGCTCTATTTTCGTATAGGTATTTGCACGCTTCTTTCATCATATCCCAGCTTGCGCCTGACTTTGTGGCGTTGTCGCTGATATAAGCGTTAGGCATTTGCATATTGTAGACTGAATATTCATCACCTATATTAGGGCGGAAAATATCGTTAGGCATTGTAACGCCGTCTTCTTCTTTGGGTACAAGTTGGAAACGTTTTTGAGCGTGGTCGTAATGGGATACTTCAAACTCTCTACCTGACAGCATACCGCTTTCAAAGTAGATAAGCATTTTTTCGCCTTTGATTTGCATTGCATTGAAATCAAGGGCTTGTGGTATAGAGTCGTCGAATATATCGTAGAAGTGTTTATCTATATCTACTGCAAAAAAACCTGATACAGTACCTTTGCGTTTGGGGTATATGTGTGAGAGGTCGAGGCTTTGCTCATTTACAAAGCCGTTATTTTGTGCGTTCTTGATAGCTATTGATAGCCCTTTGTCATCTGAAACGAATG